GTCAAGTGCCGATGGCGGCGAGGAAAAAGAACGAGGTTAGCTGCTTCCGCAGCCCAAAAGGTCAAGGTTTAAGGTTCAAGAATTAGGTCAGCAAGCGGCACAACCGTTAACCCGCGGTACTTATTGAGGTTGTGCAAGCTCCCGTAGTAGATCAAGTACCAAGCGCCGTCGGACGAAGCCTGGGAAGCTGACCACAAGTAGCCTGACCCCCAAGCGATTGGAGTAGGCAGGGTGTGTGTCATAGCACGCAGTTCGCCGACATCCTTAATCGTACCTAAGAACCATTGACGCTTTCCGAGGCCCGGTGCTGCCTTGTTGTAGTTGTAGCAGTAACCCGCGGCAAAGTCCGTCGACGATGTTGTCTTGCTGTGGTTTGCCACGAACTCGGCCACGATTTTGCGCGTCATCTCGATGCCGTCCTTGTCGGAATAGCAGCCCGAAAGCGCGGGCCACAGCGGGGCGAAATTCTGCGCCAGCCATTTGTCGTAGCTGTTGTCATAGTCGGCCAGCGTCGCCGTCTTGCCGTTCTGCGTCACGGTCGTGTTGCCAGCCGCCGCAGCAGCATCCCAAGTGGCGCGGGTAATAGGCAGGTAGTCTGCATTACCGCCAGACCCGAAATAGGATTCTTGATACCTTCCCGAAGGGAACGCGCACCAGCCATTCGCATTGAACGGCGTGGTCGTCGTTTTCGACTTTTTCAGCACCGTAGTGTTCGACGGGATGGTAGGCACATTCCACGCATAGTCGCTGGTATTCGTGGAAGACCACGGCAGGTCAGCCGATGCGCCCGCGATGCGGATTTTGCCGCCGAAGCGTTTGATGCAAACGCCGCAATCGAGGAAACGGGACGGCAGTACGCCCGTCTTGAAAATCATTATCTTCTGCGTCGGCTGGCTGGGGAAATTGTTGTCAATCCACTTGCAAGCGATACCGAAGAACTTGCCGTTTGTCGTGTCATACATTACGCGGTCGCCAGGCCCGACACTCTTAATGTCAACCATCACATTCGTGCCGCAAGCGAAGGTTTCGCCGCTCTCCACGATGTTCGCCACGATAGACACGGACGGCTTGCTACTGGTGACACCTTGCATCAGGTTGTAGATGTCGCCGCTGGCAAGGCTCGTATCGAACGCAGCCCGCGTTTCAAAGGTAAACGCATAGGTAGCCATTACTCGCCCTCCCCGCTGTTGTTCAAGTTACCTTCGCCGCTGCCGCTATCCATCGGCTCGACTTCGGGGACGGGCGGCACATTGTATTCCTCGGTCAACGCTTCGGAAAGGTCGTGCAGCACGGCATCGACCGCGGGCTTGTCTTCGCCCTCGACATTGTGGGCGAAGCCCACGAAGCCGTCGAAGCTACCGATGTAAGCAAGGCCCTTCCATACTGCGCCAGCGGAAAGGCCGATGGCTGTGTCGTTGTGAACATCGAGCGCGAAGCTCACGCGAATCTCGTTGTCGTCTGCTCTCTCGCTGGGGAAGTCCATCGAGATAGTTTGGTAGATGTCTTTCGGTTTCAGTCCCATAACTTTAAGTGTGTTTTAAATGGTTAATAATTTGGTTTCAAGTTCGGCGACCTTCTTTTCCAGCCGCTCGATTCTTTCCTCTTGTGATTCAACGGCGCGGGCCGTGATGATGGCTGCCAGCAGCGCGACATTGCCGTACTCCATCGACAGCATCCCGTCCTCGTCGAAGGTGCGGATGTTCCACGGCAAGAACTCCTGCCAGTATTGGGCTATCGAGCCAGCACCGCTGCCCGGCATCCTCTCGTCCACCCAGTCGAACTCGACAGCGGGGGCTGCCGCAACATCTCGCACGGTCAGCTTCACGGGCCGTAGGTTTCGTTTCAGCCGAGCATCCGAGCTGCTGCTGGTGCTGCCCGCCGTGATGTAGTAATCCGAATAGATGCCCTTGCTGGCGTGGATTCCCGCGTTGCTGCTGTTGTATTCAAGATATGCCGCGTCGGTCAAGTTGATGCGACCCCACACCGTAAGCGGCGTGTCCGTCACTACATTGTTGACCTTCTGCCCGATAGATACGGCGTAGCTATTGCTTCGCGTCAAGAAGGTAATCCCCTTGTCGCCGTACACCGTCATCTTGTCGTCGGCAAGCTCGCCAAGGTAGCAGTATTCCCCGTCGCCGAAGAATATGCGCCGCCCATAGTTGCCGCCACGCATATAGATGTCGCCCGTCATCGTGCCGCCCGACAGCTTCAAATAAGTGGAGCTTATCGTGTTGCCGTCGCCGTCGGCAGTTGCCCGCCCGACAGCCGTAGAGCCAAGCACCGTGACGATGTTCGCGCCCGTTATCGTTGACAGCGTAGAACCGTTCTTCGACACCAGCGTAAGGGCGTTGGCCGCCGCACTCAGCGACGCCCCGTAGGTCGTGTATAGGCGGTTGCCGTTCTCGTCGCCCGTTGCCCTATTTACCGCAGCATTGGCAAGCGCGGAGACGAGGTCTGCGCCGCTCATTGTCGAAAGGGTTGCGCCGCTCGTTGACAGCAGCTTCAACGCCCCCGACTGCGCGTATAGTGAAGCACCATAGGCCGTGTAAAGGCGGTTGCCGTTTTCATCATAGGTGGCGTAGGTCGCCGTCGATGCGCTGCCCGCGCTGCTGGCGTAGTTCGCCTTGGCGACCGCATTGTTCCCGATGCCGTCGATAAGCTGCTGTGCGCTGATTCCGTGCGTGTGCGTACCGTAGCCCGTGACGATGCCGTAGCTGCTCATAGTGACATACGGAATCGAGAACGAAAGGCCGCTTGTCGCGGACGAAGTGCCAGCCGTGCCGCCCGTGATGCTCGCCGTAGAATAGCTGCTGCCAAGGGAAACCCACTCGCCGTTGATGCGGACGCGGGCATTGGCGATGTAGTCGTTTGCGATGGCCGAGCCGTGCCAAGTTCCCGTCGTTATCGTCCCCAGCGTCGTGATGTTCGTGCTTCCCGCCCAAGTCGATAGCTTCGTGTTCTCGACATTGTTAATCTCCAACAGCGACCGCAGGTTGTCTTTGCTCATACTATTGCCAAGGGCAACAGCCGTCCCCGCTATCGTAATCGTGTTGTTCGTCAGTTCCGCATTCTCGATGGTGCGCCCAAGGTTGAAGTCAGCGGCATTCAGCATCTCGACGCTGACCTCTCCGAAGGCGGCATCTTTCAGCCAATCTTCCAACGATGATACGCGACCCGACAGCCCCGCGATATTCGTGTACACCGATTCGGGCGTTTCCTCAACAGACGGGTCGAGGCCCGCGGTCACGCGCCCGAAGCTATCCACGGTAACGGTCTTGTAAGTGCCAGCCGTGATTCCCGACGGGGTAAGGGACAACGCGCCCGCGTTGGAAACGGACAAGCCGCCGCCCACGCTTATGACACCCAGCGCGGCAGTCGTGGCTATCGGCAGGTGGTCGGCCACAATCTTCGTCGTCGTCGTGACATCTGCCGTTGCTATCGGCTGGTTGATAAGCGAAGTCCACACCGCGCCGAGGTCAACGCCGCCGCTGCTGCCGCCACTTCCCGCGCCACCTGCGCTGATGAAGTTATCGGAATAGAATCCGATATTCGTGTGCAGATAGCCGTTTGCGTCAAGCTCGATGTACGCACTTTCTCCGAACCAAATTTTTTTGACCGTTCCCGTCAGCTTCAAGCCAGCACCGCCGCTTATAAGCCCCGCAACGGTCAGGGTGTCGTACATATCCACATAACCAGCGAAACGAGCCGAGCCGCCGCCTAAGTCCGCAATAGTAGCCTCTTGCATCGCGGGGTTGCGCAGCCAATCTTCAAGCGAAGCCACGCGCCCCGTGAGGCCCGCGATATTCGATACCATCGCCGTCGTCCCAAGCGGGGCTTCCAACTGCGCCGTCGTGATGCTCCCGCCAAGCGCGACCTCAACGCCCGCGATGGTCACTTTGTTGTTGGCCAGCTCGTCGTTTGTTATCAGTCGCCCAAGGTTGTAGTCCGCGACATTCAGCATCACGATTTCCATTTCCTCGATGGCGGGATTCCGCAACCAGTCTTCCAAGCTGCTGACCCTTGCCGCAAGGTTGGCGACACCAGCCGTCAGCGGCACTTCGATGTCGTCCGCTCCGCTGTCGCTGCCCGCCGTGATGCGCCCGTAGCCGTCAACCGTCACGCGGTTATAAGTGCCTGGCGTTACGCCCGTCGTCGTAAGGGCCATCGTCAGCACCGTGCTGCCCGTGTGTGCGCTTGCATCGTAGCTGCTGGCCACGCTTCCCGTGATGCCCGTGCCCGACACCGAAAGCGCAGGAAGGTGGTCGGGGTGTATATCCGTGCCGCTCGTCACATCTGCCGTCGCAATCGTGCCGTTGATAAGTGACGACCACATCGCACCAAGGTCGAGGTCACCCCCGCCACCGCCGCTGTCATCCAAGCCGCCAGCACTTACGAAGCCGTCCGAATAGAAGCCCGTATTGGTATGAATATACCCGTTGCTATCGACTTCGATGTAGGCCGTTTCCGACAGCCAAATGCGCCGCGTGTTGATTTCCTCGGCGTTGACAATCTGCGCGGCCAGTTCCTCAAACGACGGCTCTCTCAGCCAGTCTTCAAGGCTCCCGATTCGTGCGTATGCCTTGGCCAGCCCCGCCGCCATTACGGTTTCGATTAGTGTAAGGTCAAGCACCGTGCTGGGCGTTCCTTGCGGGACGCTCCCCGACCCCGTGTGCGTGCTGCTGCCGCCTTCGCTGTCGACTTCCGTAATCGTGTAGTCTTCATCGTCGAAATCGGCCTCTTGTTGCAGCAGTTGAACCGTCAGCGTATTGCTCAGTATCGCCAGCGAAGCACCGACGATGCGGTAGTCGTTTTCCTCAAAGGTCACGCTCTTGTCGAAGCGGAAAGCGGCCTCGGCCATTAACGACCCCGAAAGGGCGTTATAAGCCGCGTTTTGGTACGAGATATATTCTCGCCCCACCAACTCCAAAAGGTCGTAAATTTCGCCGTTTGCGTCCCGTTTAAAGGCTGTCAACGGCGTGCTGTCAACATCGGTGTAGAAAATGCCGCCAAGGTACAGCAGGGCGTTGCCACAATCCAGCGGGACTTGACCGAAACCGACGCGCACCTCGCCGTTGATATTGTGGTTTCCATTTATCGCCACATTCTTCGCCCGTGCGCCTACACCCTCGTCAACGGTCATAGCGATGTTGGTTATCTTGCCGTATCCATACAGCAGACGGCTTGCCGAGCTTATGCACTCGCTCTCGCCGTCGTCCTCGTTGTAGTATGCCAGCGGGGGATATACGACAAGTTCAAGCGTTCCGCTTGCATCGTTGGGGAAACTGCTGATGTAGAGCTTGATTACCTCGTCGAGCGCGATTCCCGTAGATGTCGAGGGCATCGAAAAGTAAAGGTACGGCTCTTCGATGGTCGCGGGGTTGTATTCTTCCCACGCCTCGCGCATAACATACCGCGTACCGCCCGTCACGAAAAAGATGTTGAAGCGATAGCGCAGGGCGTAATACTTAACGGGGTTATATATGCTGCCACCCGAAGCAAGGGCCGCGCTTGTGTTGATTCCGCGAATGCCGCCGCCGCCCCAATACGAGTTGCTGCAATTCAGCGAAATCTCAACGCCACGCGCCAGCGACGGGATGCGCTCCGAATAGGTCAGCGCGTCGGTCATCGCATCCGAAAGGCCAATCGGCGGGAAGATGGTTTCGTAAGGCTCGGCAGCACCGCGGTACGGGTTCAACAAAGCCATACTGCCCGTCACGCTCCACTTGCTGCTGGCTGGCGGGGTAAAGGTGCGCTCGTTGCCGCAATCCTCTGCGCTGAACTGGCCTTCGTAGAAGTTATCACGAAGCCCATAGTCCTGCTCGATATGCAGGTTTTTCCACGCGGGGCGAATCTGCCGATAGCCGCTTTTGTTGATGAAAAACGCATCTTGGCTGCTGGCCCTCGGCTGTGAAATATCCCGTATCTCGATTCTATCGTCATCGCACCACGACAGCGTGAGGCCGAGGCCGAGCAGCACCGTTTCCAGCGCATCGTGCCACGACATACCTTGGAACAGCGTCGTGCTTACCAAGCCGTCAACGGCTGCCGTATCAGCAGGGACGGTGGCCCGCTTCGCCGTTTCAAATTTGATGTCCATAGCGACACCCGCCAGCGTCAAGCTCTGCGTGATAAGACTTCGGACGGTAACAAGCTGACCCTTCGGGAGCGAAAAGTCGTAGTCGTTCAATCGCCCGATATTGTCACGCGCCGTCAGCGTCAGCGTGTCCCTATACGCCAAGTTTTCCGTATAGCTGTCGGGCGTGATAAATCCCGTCCAACGGGTCGCCCATCCGCTGCCCTCGTCCGTCTTCCAAATGACCTTGAACAGCGTAGAGTTGGGCGTGAAGAATTGCGAGTAATCGACCTCGCCGCAATCACTCAGCGAAAGCGTAAGAACGCTTGTCGTAATCGGCTGCGTAAGGTCGTTGCTGTCCTTGCTGATGGTTATTCCGTCGCGGTGCAAGCCCGCGATTTCGATAGCCGAGCCGCTGTACCCGTCTTTATAGATTTCGACGCGCTGCTTCCCGTGCGGCGTGTTAATCTCTTTGTAGAGCAATAATCCGTAAGCCATAGTTATCTCGTTTTATTGCGGTTGTAATTATCCAAAGCGATTTGCAGGTCTTGGCCCTTGACCGTGACCGTGCCGACGACCTCAACAGCACCGCCGCTCTGCGAAAGCTGCGCGGGTGTCACGCCATAGCCGCCCGTGTAGGAATAGGACGACTGACCGCCGCTCCCGCCGCTGTTCTTCGCAAGGGCCGCGATGCCAGCCTTTGCCGCGATACCGACACCGACCAACGCCGCACCGATGGCGATAGCCGCATAGGGGTTTTCGCCCATACTCTCCAAGGCCTCGTTCAAAGCCTTCATCGCCTGACCGCTCGTCATAACAATCGTACCGATGGAGATTGCGGCATCTGCAAGCGGATTCAGCAGGGCTTTGACCATCGCCGTCGTATCCCATTCGCCCGTTCCGATAACCTCGGCCAGTTCCTCAAACGCGCCAATCATACTGCGTTGGATGGCGTGCTGCACGGTTTCGGCTGCGTCCGTCCAAATATCCTTCATCTTGTCCGCGCCGTCTTCCATAATGCCGAGGGCTTCGTCCACTTCCCTGCTTATCGTTTCATCGTCAAGGCCCGTCAGCTTCGCCGCTTGGTCGTCCGTAAGGTTGAAAAGGTCGAGGTCAGTTTTCTTCAACTTTCCGATTTGCTCCAGCTTTTTGATTTTGGAATCAAGCAGTTGGATTTCCATATTTAGGCGGGCGATTTCCGTTTCATCCTTCGCATCTTCCAGCAGCTCTTTCTTCGCCGTCAATTCCTCACGCATCTTGCCGAGGATGCCGTCGTGCTTCTTATCGACACCGCCCAGCGTTTGCAACAGCGCGGCAAGTGCATCGTTATCATCGTCGGTAGGCACAAGCCCGCCGCCAGCACCAGCACCTTCCCCGTTGACAAGTTCATCGTGAAGCTGCTTGTAGGCCGCCGTGATTCCCACGACCTGCGCCCGCGCCTCTTTCAGCGATTCGTGATTCAGCAGCCGACCGAGCTTGCTTTTCCCTTCAAGGTCTGCGACATTCGCATTTGCCGTAGCAAGCATCTTTTTGTAGGCTTGTTCCAGCGCGTAAAGAGGGTCTGCCGTCTGCTCGATTGTCCGTTTCAGCTTGTCGTATGCTTCGCTCGTCGCCGTGCTTTCCTTCGTGCTTTGGAACAGCGCGTAGTTCAATTCCCCGATAAGGTCGCGTACATTGATAAGCACCGTGTAGAGGATTCCCGACGAACCGCGCAGGGAAAGCACGAAACCTTCCCACGCGCTTTTGACTTGCTCGACCGCTCCCTTGACATTGTGCGTCATCGTTTCGTACATCTCGTCGAGCGCACCGTTGGCGTTTTGTAATTCGCCGTAGAGGTCGGCCACATCATCCGCTCCATTGGCAAGGGTCAGCAGCATAGCGGCGAATCGGTCGTTTACCATATCTGAAGCATCGCCCAGTTCAAGGCCGCCGTCACGCAGCCGCTGGAAGCCCTTAATTAAGTCTTCCATCGTCTTGGGCTGGCCGCCCATCGCTTGGTTCAGTTTGCTGCTGCTGTCTGCCAGTTTGATGAATATAGCACGAAGGGCCGTGCCCGCGCTCGATGCGTCGATACCAGCGTTTGCCAGCGTACCCAGCAGCGCAATCGTTCCCTCGGTGTCGAGGCCAAACGACTTCGCCACGGGGACGAGTTTGCCGAGCGTGCTGTCAAGATAGTTGAACGAAAGGGCCGACTTACTGGTGCTTACGGCCATAACATTCAGCATATCAGTTGTTTCCTCAGCGGTAAGCCCAAAGCCTCGCATCGTAGCACCAGCGCGGGCTGCCGCGCTTGCAAGGTCAGTACCGACAGCGGCGGCGAACTTCAAGACGCTTTCCTGCATCGCCAAGATTTGCGGCTCGGCAAAGCCCAGCTTCGCAAGCTCCGTCTGCAAGTCCGTGACCTGCGATGCGGTGTACTGCGTCTTGCGGCCCAGTTCGATTGCGCTCTCAGTAAGCCGCCCCATATTGTCAACCGTCGTGCCGAGTATCGAGGCAAGGCGGGACTGCGCGGCCTCAAAGTTGGTTATTATCTTGACCGTCCCCGCCAGCATCTTGAACGCGGCAACAACAGCCGTCACCTTTGCGGCAACGCCCTTCATCATTTCGCCGAAAGACTTTGTCTTTTTCTCGGCGTTATCAATGCCACGGTTGAAGTCGTCGGATTTCAACCCCAGCTTAACCCATATATTGCCTAATAAACTCATTTTATCAACCCTTTAATTCGTTGTAATTCTTTCAACTGCCCTTCCGTTATCTTGACGATTTCGACGGGTTTGGCGGCCCTTATTTCCTCGTCCAGCGGCAAGGGATAGAAGCGCGTCGGGTCGGTTTCCCGATGCACGCCGCGACCAAAAACGGGCGCGTTCAAATAGACCGTGTGCGCGACAAACCTTGCCCTGCACCACTCGCCATATTGACGCTCCCGCTCCGCTTTTTGCAGCGCACGAAGTTCAACCCACCCCGTGCGCTCCGCATCGAGTTCGGATTTACCGCACCAGCCGATTAGCCAGTCCCGCGTGGATTCCCACGCCTCCACAAGCGAAACCGCTTCACGCTCGCTTTTTTTTTACCATTTTCGGGCTGCTCATTCATCAGTTCGTCGAGCGTCTTCCCCGTCCGCAGGAAAAGGAAGTCACGGATGAACTGCGCGAAGCGTTCCTTGCCCTCGCCATAGGCCCACGCCTCAAAGTCCGCAAGGGTCAACTCCCTGCCGACCTTGCGCCCTTCGTACTGCGCGATGTCGCGGGCGTTCAAATATGCCAAGTAAAGATGCTTGACATATAGCGACCATATCTCGCCGCCGTCCTCGCCATTGTGTACGGAAAGGTCGAGGCCGCGAATGGATGCGGCCTTATACATTGAGGGGGTGATAAGAATTTCCACCCCCTCGCCGTTTACCAAAATTTCCTGCCTCGGATTTACCATAGCTTACGCGGGGTAAACGAAGGAAGGTGCGCCCGTTCCCTGTATAGTGACCTGACGGGAAAGGATGCCGTTACGCTCGGCGGTCTGCGAAACTGCCGTGACGATGGCCTCGCCAGCCATACCTTCGGCGCGACCGTTGCCGCTGCCAAGCTCGCCGACGAAGATTTTGACCTTCGTGCCGTTGACCAGCGACTGCATCAGCGTTTTCTGCTGCTGGCTTGCGCTGTTGTCAAGGTTGAAGGTGGCCTGCACCGTCCAGTTCTTGTTACCGGGGATAAACTGGTCCCACTCGCTGGACTTGTCGCTTGCGTCGATTGCGTTGTTGTTGATGTCAACGCTGTTGGACTGCTCGCCAGCAATCCAAGTGTCCGTACCTTGACCGCTACCCGTGGTCAAATAGACACGATGTTTGTTGCCGCTTTTAACTGCCATTGTTGTATCGTTTTAGTTGTTATTTTTCCGTGAAACATTCGCTCTGTACTGAGTACGCCGACGGATGACGATAATATCAGCGTCGCCGACCTCGACGATTTCCGTACCGAGTTCCTTGTAAATATCGACGGCTTCAAAGTCGTTCATCGTGACCGTCTTTTGCCCGACAAGCGTTTCCTCTGCCGTATCGGAAAGGGATGCCGCTTCGCCGTAGCCGCCGATGCTGATTGCCTCGACTACGAAGCCAAGTTCGCGCACATCCTCGCCCTTGTCAATCGCGCCCGATTCCGTGAAGTCCGAAACCTCGACGCGGGGGAAGTCGTTGACCCCCGCCTTGACGGGAAGCTGGGCCGCTGCAAGTGCCGCGACCACCGCCTTGCGAAGCTGTGCTTCTGCTGATTTCGCTTGTGCCATAATCGTTTACTTTTTAGGCGTGAAACTTTCGACGGTCTTGTTGACCTTCCGCTGCATAAACTCGTCGATGCTGTTGCGGTACTGCTCGTATGCTGGCTTCAAGAAAGGGTGCGGCTGTGTGCCGTGTTCCTTGATGCTTTTGGCGATAGCCCAAGCCGCATCGCGGGCCAGCGATTCTTCGCTCTTTCCCGTGAACACGGCGGCGGCTTTCAGTGCGCTGTTCTTGCGCTTGCCCTTCTTTCGCACCCATTCGTAGATGCTGTCAACGGGCGGCATACCGCCAGCCTTGCGCCCGTACTCGACATATTCGGCGTAGTTGGCATAGAAACCAGCGTCCACCGTCCCGTCGGGCTGCGACACCGTGCGCCCGCTGTTCCGCAACAATCCCGTTGCGACGCTGCCGTTTGCTTTCAGCAGTTCCTTCGCCTTGGCGACGATACGCATACCATAGTCGCGCAGCCCCTCGGCGGCACTTCGGAGAACCTCGGCACGAAACCGCGCAAAGTTCACTTTCAAGTTCTGCAAGGAAGCAGGGTCTATGTACATACCTTCGCCGTTCATAGCGTCCTTCGTCTGCTGACAAACAAGCGCAGCGTCCTATCGCGCCCGCTTACATTTTCGCGGCTGTCAACCGACAGCATCTCGCCGTTCCAAATGATATGCGTGAACGCGACGGCGGTGTAGCGAAGCCTCACTTCGTAAGCCTCGACATTTGCGCTTTGGTAGAACTGCATCTTAACCATCCCCGACAGCATACGGACGGAAGCAGGGAACGGCCCATAAGTGACCGCCCCCTCGCCGCTTCCACTGCCGCTTCCCGAGCCGCTGCCGCTTCCGCGGGTCTGCCGTACCTTGCGAAGACACTGGATGCCGTACTCGTCCTCTACGGGGACGGTATCGACAAGCGTAATCGAATCGCGGTAGGCGCGGACGCTGATTTCGTGGTCCTCGTTAAACAACATAGCTGGCGGGAATGCGTTGATAGACTTTCAGTTCTTCCTCGGTGTTGCCGTCGAGGATAGCCACGGCAGCCTCCCAAATGTAGGCCAGCAGCCGCGACACATCGCTCGACAGCGGGGTGGTCTTGTATCTAATCGTGTAGGCCATTTTCTTCGGAAGGAACACGCGGTCGGCATACGCCGTGCAATGGGAAATAACATCCACTCCCGTGGACGCATCCTTTACCCAGTCGATGCTGCTGACCACGGGCTGCCACAGCCGCGCCACTTCCCCGATGCCGTCATCCTCGATGGTGCAAGGCAGCAGGGCGCGGTCGGCATATTCCTGCACGCGAAGCGTAGCCTGCTGCAAGATGTTCGTCAGCGTCGTGTCGTCAGCGTCGCCCACGACCTTCGCGTATTTCTTGAAGTCCGCAAGCGTTATGTTCGTGTTGTTTCCGATTTCGATGTACTTCATAGCGATTAGATAATTTCCCAGTAACCGAGGTCAACCATAGTGCGGGCAACTTCCGTCGGCTTGCTGTAAACCTCGCCAACGGCCAGCCCGTCGTGCGCTACGACCACACGGATGCGGCAGTAACGCGAATCACGCGCAGCAGGGGCGACCGCCTTGTTAGCATACGACGGTCGCTCTGCCTTGCGTTGCGATTGTGTGTTGCGGGCCATTCGCGTCAACGATTACTGACCAGCACCCGAGCCGCTGCCGCTGCCTTTGGTAAGGGCTGCAAGAGCCGTGGCGATGGAAGCCACATAGATAACGGCTTTCTTCTTGTTGGACGGCACGACCACCTGACCACGCCAGCGCAGATACAGCACATAGCTGTCAGTCTTCGGGATGCGCTCGACTTCGATTTCAAAGCCGAGTTTCTCATAGAGGTCGAACACGGCGGTGTCGGCAACGATAAGGCTGCCAGCCGTCATCTTGGAAGTCGTGACAACACGCTTGCCGAGGAAGCGATAGATGCCGCCGTTCTCATACTCAAACAGCAGACGACCGTTGGCGTCTTTCTGATTCTTGTAGATGGCGAAATCGCTGGGGTGCATATAGATGGTGTCGGCCACGAATGCACCGTTAGTGCCGAGGTCAATCTGCGCGTCGATAGCGTCGTTCAGTTCGATAAGGCCCGGTGCGGGGAACTTAGCGGCGCAACCAGCGGACGAAGCGGAGAAGGCGGTAGAGCCTTGGCCGATGATGCCGTAGATATGCTTCTGCGTGGTGCTGTTGGTGTCCGCACCGTCGCCGCTGAGGATAAGGGTATCGACCTTGTTACGGATGGCGGCGATAGCCTCTTCGCGTGCCCAATTGAGGAAATAGCTGAGGTCGGTTGCGGTTTCGCGGGTGAACGGCAGCTTTGCGCCCACCTTGGCAAGTCCGCGGGTTACCTCGGAAGCGGATGCGCCGTCTGCGCTACCGACTTCGCTACCCTCGCCGACATAGTCGGTGTTGTCCGTGAAAGAGCCTTCCAGCCAAAGGATTTTGCTCTTGTCCTGCGGCACATCCTTGCGGCGGATGCTGTTGAGGAAGACGAGCTTCTTCTGCGCGTCGGCATTGATTTCGGTGTCGCCCATCGTGCGAAGGATGGTTCCCGACACGCTGCCCGTGTCAAGTTTAACCTCCATCTTGCCGCTTACGCGCTTGCCGTCCATAATGTCTTCGACCATCTTCTTGAACTCGTCGCTCTTGATAGCGGCGCAGATGGCGTCGGCGGTGGACTGCTTCTTGGTTTCCGTTGCTTTCAAAGCCTCGTTCATAGCCTTGATGCTCTCGTCGAGGTTCTTGATGCTCTCATCATAGTTGGCGATGGTCTGCTTCATTTCCTCGATTGCGCCCTTGTCGGCCTTCGCCTCGGCGATTTGCTGCTCAAGGGCCGTTTTCTCGTCACGGATGGCATTCATCTCAGCCTTCATCGTGTCGAGCTGTTCCTGCAATTCTTTTGCTTCCATTTCGTTTGTTTTTGGTTGGTTAATAGTTTCGTCGCCCTTCCGTTCCGAAGATTCAAGCGTGGCCTTCGGGTTTGCGGCACGGCTGACAAGAGAAATTTCGTAGATATACAAGTCGGTAAGTATGCGGGACACCCCCGGCTCGTTTTCGGGGTACTCGGCCTTGCGCGTGGCATAGCCGATGGAGAACTCGTTAAGCGCACCGTCCTCGATAAGCGTGGCGGCATCGCGGCCCAGCGTCGTGTTGCTGATTACGGCCTTGAAAGCAAGGCCGCGCTCGTCTTCGTGCATCTCCGTGATAACGCCGATGATGTCGTCGAAGTTATGCTGCCAGCACAGCTTGACGCGGCTTGCATCCTCGCTGGCGAGAAAGTCCGCAAACGCTCCCGCCTTGATGATGTCGCCGTAGCTGTCGATGTTTCCGAAATATGCGCCGTAGCCCTCGATGTAGAGGTGCTTGTCGTCCCGCGATACCTTGACCTCGGGACAGACAAATGCTTTCTTTTCGATGGTTTGTTCCATAGTTCGTGCGCGTGCTTTGATACAAGTATAAAAAACGCGAGGCGTAAACCCCGCGTATTTTCTTTTAGTAGTCAGTATTTCCCGATTAATGCCCCTTTTTAGCCGATTTAAGCCGCTTTCTATATCTCGGTGATACCATTATCCTTCGGCAGATAAATCAGCGTGCAAGCGCAGTTTATGACCTCGCCAGCGGGCGCGCCGTAACGCTCGTCCATAGGCCGCTCCATCGGGTAGCCGCCTACCGTGAAAAGCTCCCCTTGACCAAGGGTTATGCCGTCAACCGCGGCGTGCGTTTCGCGGGTGTTGATACCGCTTATGCTCCAAGTCTTTTCGTAGGGAATCCCCAGCGCGTCGGCAGCACTCAGCCCCGCAAGGTTCATCGAGTTCATCGCCTCGGTCTGCGCGATTCTCCTGCATTGCCATTTCTTCACTTGGTCGAACTCCCACATCGTGCCGCGGTACAGCCGCTTCGTCAACTGCTCCACGCCCTCGGTGCTGTGCGCTTCATATATCTCGGCGATATGCTGGCGCAGCCACTTCGACACCGTGTCGCCCATCAGTACGATGCGCTCCCCAAGATGGGACTGCGCCCATTGTAGCAGCGTCCGCGTGAAAATGTCCGTCGTGTCGGCTTTCCTTTGCAGCATACGGTTCGCCACTTCGACCGCCCCCGTATGGCCGATGGTTAGGTACAAATCAGTCAGTAGAGGCAACATCCACGGCTCTTTGTACTCGATTTCATCGGCCCATAGGGACGGCGGCACGCGACGCTCGACAAGCGCATCCAGCGAAGCCTTGACGCTCTTTGTTCTTTTGCTTCGCATCTTGCGCTCGTAGGTCGCGGCCATTTGCAGGGCGTTCACCCTGCTGGCGGCTTGCCGCGCTCGCTGAACTGAGCTTATTTTCTTACGCTTCATTCTCGTTTATATCCGTGACGCTGGCCTCGTCGCCGAACATCGTGCCCAGCGGCAGCATCGGCTTGTCGTAGATGCCGTTGGGATTGTCCGCACCTTCCAGCCTATCGTAGCCGTATGCCTCGCGCAGTTCGTTCAAGCTGGCGTGCATCATTGTAAGGTTCGTCAGCACATCCTTCGGCCCGTCTTGCAGTACATCTATCAAGTCGGTATTTACGGCAAGGTGGTACTTCTTTTCCGCGTCGGTCAGCTTGAACGCCTTTGCGTTCCGCAGCAGATACTCCATAAAGTCCTCGCAGAACACGCGGACGCGGGGCAGGGCCGCGCTTTCGTACAATGCCTTTTTCGCCTCTTTCGCGTTCTCATACTTCGACTGGCCGTAGTACAAATCCATCGGGATGCCGTACACGAAGCAAAGGGCCGTGACGCTTTCCTTGCTGCTGTCGAGAATCGACAAGTCAACGGGGCTACTACCCAGTTCGTGCGTTTCGATAGGCTGACGGAAGAACTTCGTTTTGTTGACATTCTCCTTCGCATTGACTTCGCGCTCGACCTCGGCGGCAGCTTGCGGAACGACGAAGCCGTCCTTGTCCCTTGCGGGCGTGATAATCGCGTTCACGCCGCCGTTCTCGATTGCCGTGTTCAGCCGTTCCTTCCCTTTCTTCAGAAGCGCGATTTCATACGCAGCAGCAGCCAAGGGCGAAAAGCCGAAGTAGGTGTCATCGTCGAGGTTGTAGTTGAAGCTCTCAAAATACTGGTCATTCGGAATCGGGTCTTCGTTAGGGTCGCCCGTGATAGCCATACCGCGCACGGGGAAGTTAACGCCACCGTGTACGATGCCGACCTTCACGCCGCTGGGTATGTACAGCCCCTTGACCTTGCCGCGGTCTTTGCCTACATCCCACCGCTCGACATAAGTAAACGCATCGCCGAATACATCGTAATTCGTACTCCACGCATAGAAGAAACGCGCCATCGTGAAGCGGTCATTCGGGTGGCGCAGTATGTCGAGAATCCAATGCTCTTCGACCTCGTCGTTGTTCTCGTCCAGCAGTTCGATATATTGGGCGCACTCGCCCACGGCCCTTGCTATGCGGTCGATGATACCGAATGCCGCCGAGCAGGTGCGGTATGCGTCGTAGAGGTCGCGGCGTTCAAACGCCTTGAACTCGATTGTCCCAGCCATAAACCGCAGCAGCCGCCGCAGGTATTCGTTGGCCTCGTTGTCGTCGGGCATATAGTAGCCCTTTTCCTCGATTGCTTTGATGCGGGCATCCATCGCTTCGATGTCCTTGCCCCGTGTAAAAAGTCCCATTTTATTTCTCCCCAAGTTTGTTTGTTATTCCAAGTTTCCGTAAATGGCTGGTGCAAGCATAGTTACACGCATCCATAAGGTGGTCGTCACCGTCTTGCGGCTCGTCGATATACCGCGACTTGTCGTTCTTGGCTTGCTTCCATCGGTAGCCGCGCACTTCGCCCCCAATGTTCTCGCCTATGTACCGCACATCGAAATAGCGCAGGTACTGAATACGACCCACCTTGTCGCGGTTGTTTGCCTCGATAGCCCACAGCCGCTCGTCGAGCTTTAAGCTCTTGATGTTTTCGGGCCGCGCAGGGTCGCAATATATCTCGCCGTCGTATCGGTATATTCCCTCGACCCATTCCGACACTTCGCGCTGCATCCATCTTTCCAAGCCCAAGTCCGCCAGCGTTTCAAGGAACGATTTGTCGCCCAGCTTGCCTTTGACTTCGTAACCGTCGCAGGTCAGCACCTCATTCTCCCAGCGAAGCAGATGCCCGCCGACCTCAAAGGTGCGGGGTCTTGTCAATATGTCGTCACGGATAACGCCCGCTATCGTGCTGATGCTGTACTCCCCGCGGTACATAAGCTCCTTGTACCAAAGCACGCAGGTTTCGGGGTCGTAGGTGCATCGCACTATCGCCGTCGGGTCTTGAACGCCCCAGTCCACACCATACCAGCAGCGCAGATGCGTGGGCCATTCGTCGTCGGTAGCAGGCTGCCAGCCGTTGTAGATTAATCCCTCTTTATGGGCCGCGAAATGCCCCAGCCATATATGCTCGTAATATGACATATCGACGGCCTTGCTCTTTTCGGCTAAGGCCACATACTCCGCGGGCAGATGCGGGTTTGTAAGGTAGGTCGTCCAAATGTAGGTGACATCGTCCTTCACGCCGTTCCATACATCGTCGATACCCTTCTGCTTGAAGAATCGGCGGTAAAGGAAGTGGTCTATGTCGGGCGGGTTCGCCACAAGCCAAACCTCGGCGGGGACATTGTTGTATCGAATACTGAGGTCTATCGTATCGAATACCGTTTCATCGACCAGCTCCTCGCTCTCGTCATTTACCCACATTTTCAGCTTCGGGATGGACTTCAAGGCCGCCGTGTTGATGCCGCTGCTCGTCTTGATACCGCGGAACAATATGCGCCCGCCCGTCTTGATATTTACCAAGTCGTTGCCGCTTTTCGTGAAGTCGCCCTGCAAGCCAAGCCGTTCTATCTTGTCGATAAATTCGGGCAAGATAGACACCTCGGCGTTCACCAGCGTGTAACGGGTAAAGAGTATCGTCCCGTCATCGTCGTAGGTGCGGTCAATCAATGCCGTGGATACCGTGAACGACTTTGCGCTGCCTCGCCCACCGAGGATGATTTTATACCGCGTCCCGCCTCTCTCAAAGAGGGGGCGGTACGGGCTGCTGGCTTTTATGTTTATCCGCGGGCGCATCTATTCGATATTGATTTCGGGACGGCTTTCTTCGCCCTCGCCGATTGCGATATTTACGCTTCGCTCACCGAGCAGGTCTGCCAATAGGGATGCCGCTTTCGTGTTCCCTTTCTGCGCCGCACGAATCTGCCCCAATACGACGGCACCAAGCATCGAGGTACTGGTCTGCGTCCCGTCGGGAAGTGTCACCGTCTGCTCGGTTTCTCCGAAGATTTTGACCCATTCTCGCATCCCCTTTGCCCTGCGTCTTGCCTCGCCACTTGCCTTGCCAGCTTTACGCGCTTGCTCCCGTCGTTGCTTCGGGGTTCGCTCCGAGTTCGGTATAAGATTCTGCTCGTTCATTTTCTTGTCGTTTTATACCCCCTTAATGGGTATTTTTATTATGGGGTTGTAGTCATCCCACGCTTTCAGTTTCTCCGTTTTCCCCTTGTTCGATTTATCTCTTTTTACTATCGCCCCCCCCCATTTTTTCTGTAACTCGTTGAACTGCTGCGCCTCTTTCTCTCGGTTTCGGACAGCGGCGCAACCGCCAGCTATATTTGACTGGTCGCAGTAATAGTGATACGCATTCAGCCGAAGCACGACGCGCTCCAAGTTGAGTTGTTGCAGCGTCATATCGTAATCCTCTTTCAGCGGCAAGTTCTCGTCATACCAGCACCGATTTCCACGCAAGAAACATTGGAACGGCCCGCCGATGTATGCCGCCATCGAAAACGGCGTATAGTGTCGGTACGCCATACTATCAGCGTTGCAGTTCAGCCCCCAAAATTTCGCGCCGAGGTCTTGGGCCATCGTGCTGTACTTTTCAAGGAACGGGATGATTTCGTCGGTTTCGATTGCCCTCTTTTCGTAGCCATACCCATCGCGGCCCTCAAACCGTTCCAATTTTGAGAGGTCATCGTCTATGATAAGAACTACATCCATCCCAGCGTCGAACTCGCTTTTGAGGATATAGTTCCGTATTCTACAAAGGTTGCCTTGCACCCCCTTCGGGCAAGCTATGATGTTGGCCTTCGGATAGTTCTTTTTGTATTCCTCTGCCTCCCCCTCGTCAACCCATATCTTGCAGAACGGTATATAGTCAAGCGTCTTTACCCGATTTGGTCGCTTGTAACTTGGGGCGTTGATGCTTATTTTCATCTCGATATGATTTTTTGAATCGCCTTTGCCCCATTTAACACACGGCCAACCCCAATCCTTTTTTGGAACGCCTCGCTCTGCTCCCCGCTTCTCTTTGTCGGCAGGGCCTTGACGGGTCGTATATCGAAAAGCGTTTGCGCTTGCAGCCAGTCAACTTCGTTGTCGAAAAATAACACGATATAGTTATGCTCCTCGTTTAAGATTTCCGTGAATGGAACTTGCGCCGCCACATCCTTGTCTTTCTTCACTTCCTCGACTTCTTCCTCTACCGTCCAAGCTGGTACGCCCCATTGTTTCAGCGGCAGGTCGTCCCACTCGTTTGCCAGCGCGTCCCAGTCCCAAGCTCCGAAGCTGCCGTTGTCCTTGACGACGATTTCCTTCATCTTTTCGACGGGCATATTCTTCGGGAAGGCGATGCACGGCACTTCCTTTTCCCCGTTATGTTTTGCCGCCTCGTATCTGAGGTTGCCGCCGAGGATAACGAACTTGTCGCCGAAGGGGACGACGAGCAGCGGCCTTGCCTCAAAGAGTTCGGGTGTTTCGGTTAGTGACTTTGCGAGGCTGTCGATGTCGGTTTGCGTCCATTGCCTCGGGTTCATCGGAAGGTCGGGAATCTGCCCCGTGTTTGCTTCCAGCTTTTCGATGGGTAGTTTTACGATTTGCATATTAGTGTGTTATTAGGTTAGTCTTAGGTTGCAGCAGTCGTGCGAACAGCCGCAGCCGTAGGTGTCAAGGCGCGTCGGGTATTTGCACCGACCGCCTTCGCCGCCCTCTACGGTTTTGAAGAAGGACTGAAACTCTCTTATTTGCGGGTCTTCGTTCATCTCGTTACTGGTCTTTCTGCCTTATCTACGAACAGCCGTATCTTGTCATAAGTCCGCGTGTTGATGTCGCCACCGTTGAGGAATCGCCGCACTACGCTGGTGCTTATCCCCGTCCCCTTTGCCACGGTATAGGGCCGTAGTCTTTTCTCGCCCATTATGCGGCGAATGTACCCGCGGCGGTTGTCTGCCTTCGCCTTGTGGTAGGCTTCAAATTCTGCGTCGGAAATCCACATATCAGTGCGTCAGTTTGAATTTGAAGCGTCGCCACACCTGCACGAAGTCGGGCTGCGTCGCTGGGTTGTCAAGGGCCGCTTCCACGCAGTCGAGGCAGTAGGTAACGGTCGCGTGGTGCAAGGTGCTTGCCCGTGAAATCTCCTGCACGCGGTAGCCGTCCTGCTTCATCTGCGCCACGGCGCACCAGCGGGCTACGACATAATCACGACGGCGGCAACGGTCGCCGATGTCTGCCTCTTGGCAGTCGAGCAGCACGCGGCGGTAGTGCGCCCAAGTTTCCTGCGCCGTGCAAAGCGTCCGTCGGTCAGTCGTACCCGTGCGAAGCGATGCAAGATGCCGCCCCCGTAGCCAGTCGGCAAGCTCCCGCTGCTGCATATACGGCAGCGTTGCGATGTCCTTCTTTATGGTGGTCAAGTCACGCATCGGTGGAAAATTAGTTAATAGTAAGTCGGTTCGTCTGCTTTTTGCTTTTTGTAGCCCGTTTTTATCCATAGCAGCAAGCATTTCCATTTGAAGCGAAGCAGCAGCCATCGGTTTCGGCGCTGCCAGCGGGCAAGCTGGCGGTCATATTCGCTTCGGCTGCTCATAGGTCGAAGATGGTTTTTGCCGTGCGTCCGAAAACGAGCATCGCCGCGTCTCGGCTGTGTTCGCTCGTCCGTCCCGTCCAGCCAGTCAGCTTTGCGAAGTAGTCGGGATTCATCTTCGTAATGTTATCCTTCGGGGCTTTCATCACGAAGGGGATGCCCCAGTCGCGTAGGGCCGTTTCCCATATCGTTGCGTCGCGCTTTACGCTGCCAGCACCTTGAAGCCGTGCGCGGTCTTTCGCCGCCGTGACCTTGGGAAACCACTTGCGCTGTCTTGCATCCTCAAAGACGACGGCCACGGCTTCGCTCCCGCGGTTGTCGTACATCTCTTTGACGCGCAGCAGGGCCTTGTGTATCGGCATCGTTTCGACGGCTACGAACTGCCGCCCGTCCCATACGGCGAGGCCCGTGTGCGCCCCCGTGTCAACGCCTATCCACTTCATCGTTTTCGTCGTCGGGCAAGCGTGATTCAATGACGAGGATAAGGAACGCCAGCATACAAACGACGCTTATGCTGATAATAAAGGCGATTCCAGCCCACGGCCCTATCGCTTCCGAGGCGTGGACGGCCAGCGTGACGATAAGGATGAAAATTGCGGTCAGCACGGCCAGCAAGCCGAGCAGTACGATTGCTCCAAAAGCGCGGTCACTCATAGGTTTCGGTCATTAGGCGAAAACGGCGGGGGCGGGGCGCGTTTCGCCCCCTGCCATCCTCAACAACTATTTACTTTTATCGTTTTGCGCCCTAAGATTTTGCCAGTATTCGCGCTGCTGCTTGCTCCGACATTCCGTGCAGCTCGCTTGCAGGTGGTCGAAGGTCGAGGCGTGACGGCCAAACGCCGACACGGGAAGCACCTTTCCACAGCGTTTGCAGCGCTTCATTCCGTCAGGCAGCTTTTCGCGCTGTTCTTCGTAACGCTCCCGCCGCGTCTTGCTCTTTCGCTGTGCCGCTCGGCTTTTCTTTCGCTTACATTCAAGGCACAGCCCGTCGTGTCCGTCGTGGCTCGTCGGGTGCTTCGGGAAGTCCGACAGCGGTAGCAGTTGCCCACAATCCTTGCAGCGTTTCAGCCCGCGCCGCAGCATTGTGATTCGGTTTTCGGTCGGCACATAGTCGTCGTTCTTGTCAACGAAGCAGCGTTCTATCGACAGCGCGTTGACATAACGCCCAGTTGCGGCGCAGTAGCCGTTGTCGCCGCGGAAGCGGGCGCATTTGCCGCAAGGTTTGTAGTCACTCATAGCTTTCAAAGATTACGGGAAAAAAGCCCGACCGTTTCCCACCTCGGAACTCGTCACACATCACTTTTTTTAAGTTACGCATATAGGTTAATCGGTCGGGCCATCCCGTTAAGCGTTAATTCCCGCTATATCCACGGGCGAATGTTCCGTAGGTCATCTCGATAGTCGCATCTACACCGCTTGCCATACCGGGGAAGCAGTACCAGTTACCGACGGCGAGGTGCGTCCCGCTGTTCGCATCGAGCCACGATACGGGGTAGTATTTGTCGTTGCTGCTGACAGCAGAACGCGCCCATATCGTCGCCGTGCGTGTGGTCGATTGCGTGCCGTTGGGGACGATGAAAACGACGGCGATTCCTTCCCCATCGGGGAAGATGTTGAGGCCGTTTGTTTCGTACCCGTGTTCAAGTCGGTAGTATTGCGTCGTGGAACGGTCAAGCAGCAGGGCGAAGCATCGGGGCTGCGCCGTCAGCGTGACCGTGTGCGTCGTATCTTTGACCGATACGGATTGTTGTACCGCCATCGAGGGCGTGGAGAATACCGTACCGAAGGCGCAAACCGTCGTCTGCTGCCCCTCGATATTTGCCGTGGCCATATAGTCGCCCACGGGGAGATAGGTTTGCGTGCCCGGTGTCGCCGTATATACCTTCGTCGGGTCAACGGAACTTGTCAGCGTAATCGTCGGGGTGGCGAAGGTGCTGGCGGCAGCAACGGCAGCTTGAAGCTCGGCATCCGTCGCCTTTGTCAGCGGCCCGCTCTGCAATCCGTCAAGACGGAATGTAACGGGCACGATGTCGGTGCGGTTCGGGGTGTCGTAATCGAGGCAAGAGGGGGTCATCAGCGCGGCAAGCGCGATGCAAATGGTAGCAAAAAAGCGTTTCATTTTCGTTTGGTTTTAAGTGGAAATTTTGGTAATTTTATCTCCCACTTGCTCCCCCTTCTTCTTTGGGTTGAAAATTGGCGCAGGGGCATTCCCAGCGTCGGTTTCTGTAAAACTTCCAGTATTGACAAGTGGCGAAGACCGCGCTCCCGTCAAAGGCGGGAAATTCGTGCGTCACGGGCTGCTCATTACAGCAGTCTATGCAACGAACCTTGGCGGGAGCTATGGTCTTTCTTGCCATACTTTAAGCACACAATTTGGCAGTTGCTCTTTCGATGATTCGCGGGCGGTCAACGCTCCGATAGTATCGGTAGCTGCTGTGCGTGATACACAACAGCCCAAGCTCTGCGACGGCAGCGTTCACGGCTTCGCGGATTGTTTCGCGGCCAGCTTCGGGGTTCAGCCTACGCAACGACCTTTCGATGTCGCTGCGCTGGCAGTAACCCGTTGCCCGTCCTATCTTCATATTGTCCGCGGCTATGATTACATCGTCCTTCATCTTGCAGCCCACGCGGGAATACTTGCGGGCTGTCGGGATGATTTCGACGGGCTGGCCGTCAACGATTGTCGTTATGCCGTCGGGGTCGGTCGTTTGCTCGACGCTCTGCACTTCGCCGCTGTCAAGCATCGAAAACAAGTCGGGCAGCGTCACCTTGATAGCCCCGCGGTCAACCTTCACGGGGTCGCGGTCGGCAAGCAGTCGGGCGTTCTCGCGGATTTGGTGGTCTTGTTCCTGCGCTTCCAGTATGCCCGCTATTTCAAGCAGACGCTCGGCGATTCCGCGCAGTTCGGCAGGTGTTACGGGTTTCATACGGCAAGCTCCTCCGCAATTTGTTCTGCGTTTTCATCCTTGATATAAGGCCGCCCGCAAAAGTGCTGCAACTCCCAGCCCCTCTCGTTTGCGATTGCCGTAAGTTGCGCTTCGCGGATTCTCAGCCCATAGCGGCGCAGCATCGTGCTACTGCTGGCCCAGCCTTCGTGACGGGTGCGCGTATTCTTGTATTTGCGCTTCACGACCGTTTCGTCCATAATCTCGGCGATAGGCTTTTGCTTGGGCGTTTCATCCTTCGCCTCGGCCTTCGTTTCGGCCTTCACTTTCTTCGGCGTTTCCCGCGCATCGGCAAGGCGGTTAACGGCTGCTGTCAGCGCAAGCAGTTGCATCACTATGTTCTGCAACTCCGTGACGATATTCCGTAGTGTCTTCATAGCTTAAAACGGCAGGTCGTTAGACTGAGGTTCCAAGCTGCGGTCGTTGCCGCGCTGGGCGATTTCGTTGTAGGTTACGCGACCGATGCGGTCTGCTCTGCCGTTGCCGCTTCCCTTGTCGGTCGGCCTCGACAGCAGGTCGATGTTCTCTACTTCGACAATGGTTTGCTGATGCTTTTCGCCGTCGCGCTCCCATTTCTCCGTGCGAAGGTGTCCTTCGACGCATACAAGCGCACCTTTCTTGATGTACTTTTCCGCAAAGTCGGCAGTCGCCCGCCAGCAGCGGATGGTGTGCCATTCCGTGATTTCCTTTTCCTTGCTCAAACGCTCGGTCGTGGCAAGTGTGAATTTTGCGACAGATACGCCGCTTGTCGTTGTGTTTCGCTCGGCATCCTTACCGACGCGACCCGTCAAAATAACAAGATTCATAAGCGTGGGATTTAATAAAGTTGATAGATGATGATATGATGTTTTTTTATGTATTCTTCTTTGAACGGTACGAGGCTGTCGAGGGCCTCTCTTTCGGCCTTTTCAGCGCGTTCCCTTAGCTGGTTGTATTCTTCCTTATCCAGCATAAACTTCGCGGCTTTTAGGGCATCAAATAGCTTTGACGCGGCGGCTGCATTTGCCATTATCTCGTCGATACCCCGATGATACCCTCGGCGAAGCTCTTGGAAGTTGTCATTCCGCGCCCATATTACGGCGTTTTCTTCCTTGTATCGCTTGCGCTCAGTCAGTTCGTAGCGGTCGATGATGTCGTGCGCTTGCTCTTTCGTGACTTCCAGCGTGGCGTGCGAGTAATCGTCCTCGCAGGTCTGCCAAATGACCAGTTCGTAGCATACGCCCGTGAACTCCCGCGACAGCTTCATCTTGAACGGGTAGCGCATCAGCACCCAAGGCTGCTTGTCGGCAATCAGTCGGTCGATGATTGCGAAGGGGTCTTTCGTTCCGAGCCGAGCGTCCCGCTGTTTGTGCGTCGGTCGCCCGCCCTTGCCTTTTTTCTTTGGTTTAGATTGTTCCATTGTGTTGTGTTTTTATTTGCGGTAAGATTTACCCTCGTAGCGGATGCCCGTAGCCATTTCCTTGATGCGGTCAATCGTGCGCTCGCCGTAACGCTCGCGGAACTCGTCGCCCGATAGGTTGCTCGATACGATAAGCGGAAGCTGGCGGTTGTACCGTTCTTCGACTATCTTAACAAACGGCTGTATCGTATTGCCGTACTCTTTGATTTCCGTGGCCTCAACGCCGATGTCGTCGAGCAGCAGCACCCTGCACCACTCGCCCCGCATAATTTGCCGCTCGGTCTGCTCTACATTGTTGAGGAACAGCACGGGGAAGTCGCTGGCGCGAAACATCCTCGCAGACATTCCGCTTTCGGTAAGGGTGCGTGCTATCGCTTTCATCAGCGTAGTCTTGCCCGTTCCGACATTCCCCGAAAGGAACAGCCAAGGCCGCGCCCTATGCCCCTCGTCGTCCGTGTCCGTAAGCCATCGGGCTGCGCGGGCCGTGTCTTTATCTGCCGCCTCAAAGTCTATGTCCATCCCACGCTCGGCAACGATTCCGATGTATTTGCGACGCAGAATGCCCAGCACTTCGTTATAATCGGCCCGAAGAATCGGGACATTAGAACGGCAGGGGGCTGTCCTCATCGTTTGGATGATTTGCTGTACTGATTGCATTTTTGATTTTCTTTATTTCGTCCCATTCTGCGTTGATGCCCTTCCAGTCCTTGCCGACGGCGAAGCGGGCTACCTGCTCGGCGGTCACGCCGTGCCGTCTGCATATCTTGTCGATTTGGTTTTTTAGGCTGTCGAAAGCCGTCTTGGTATTCGTGGCTTTCTTTGCTTTCCGAACAGCCATCCAATCGCTGGCGGTCTGCTCAGTTATACCCATTTCAAGAAGGGAATTTTTGAAGTCAAACGCGCGTGCGTGCGCGTCTTTCTTATCTCTATTAGGAGATATGTCAATATCTCCGTTATTATCTATATTATTATGCGACATTTTGTCCATTGGCTCGGACAAATTGTCCCTACCTTTTTCCCAATTTGTCCCTACCGTGGACAAATTGTCCATAGTAGCGACATTTACGGAATAGCGGCAAAATTTAACGCCACTAACCACCTTCTCGCGCTTCACGATATACCCCAGTTCACAAAGGTGTGAAAGCGCACGGTCAATCGTTTTTGTCGATGCCTCGCACCAGTCGGCAAGGTACTGGCGCGACCCGTGGAACTCGCTGTCCTCGTCTTGTGAAAATCCGTAAATAATGGCGAAAACGGTCTTTTCGACGAGCGACAGCCCGAGGTTACCCATCCACGCGAGAATTGTAATGTAGTTAGTGTTTTTCATCGTTATTTGATTTGCAGCGACTGGTTTTCTTCAAGATGCGCCCCGCAATCCTCGCCAGCCTTGATATGGGCCTTTAGGTCGGTCTTGTTTACCGTGGTCGTAATCTTGATACAATCAGCGGGGACTTTCGCCTCGTCGTCCACGATGACCCGTTCCGACTTGCGGAGCGACAGCTTCAGCGTATCCATTTCTATCTTCGTGCGGTCGAACTGCTGCATCGCCCCGACCAGCCGTTCTTCCATTCGGGCGATAGCGTTCTCCGCTGTTTTCTTCAAGCCGTCAAGCCGCGCTTTCTCGACCTTGATTGCCTCGACATAAGCCTTGTATCGAAGGATGGCGTAGCCGTAGTCGCGGCTCTTTTCCATAAAGTTGCCTTCGTTGACCGCAAGGGCGGCTTCGATTTCGGGGGTCAGTTCCCCGCAGGATTCTTCCAGCATTGCGTCGATACGACGCTGTTCTTCGCTGATTTGGTAAAGTGTGAGTTCCATTGTGTTGAATTATTGAAGGTTGTTTTGAATCTTGTAGTTGAATACATCGGCATCGAACTGCTTGACTTGTTCGGGGGTCGCCTTGGCGTTAGCAATCCAAATGTCGCGGATTGCGCGACCGCCAGCGGTAACGCCCGTGGCGTGTTGAATCACGGCATTTTGGTAACGCTTCCCGCCCGGCAGCAGGTCAGCATCGACCACCTTCTGCGACTTGGCAACGGCCTCATTCGTTTCGGCCCGCAACTGGTCGTCTGCCTCGTCGGGCAAATCCTCGCCAGCATAGACATATAAGCCGAGGCCGTGCCGTGCAATCGCCTTCGTAACGGCCCGCTGGATGCTCTTATTTACATCGAAGCTCGTCACTTGATTCAAGGGTATGCTGTGGTTTCTTGCGTCCATCACGGGCAGCATTTCGATATGCTCCACGCCCTCGACGGTAACGCCTACCTTGACCCAGCAGGTGCGCCCGTCTGTGTGATAGTTCCATCCGTCTTTGTTTTCGTAAACCTTGCTCGTCGCTTCGGGGTAACGCTTGTGAAGCTCTGCCCAAGCCCAAGCCCAACTGATGTAGTCGAGGTTGTTTTTCTTTTCCTTTACATCGTTGAGGTTTACCTTGTTCAGTTCGTAAAAGATGCCGTCGAAATATTCCTCAACAGCTTTGCCGCTTCCCGAATTGGTGGGTATCTCTTTCTTCGTTGCCATAGCTTAGAACTCCATTTCGTTTTCGACTGCCTCCCCGTTGAGGCTCCCGATGAACTCGGCGGCCTTCTTGTCCGCTTCCGCGGCTGCTTTCTGCTCCTCTTTCGCGGCTCTCTCTTTCTCATAGTTTACCGAAGCGATGAAACCATCGACAAACGCATCGGCCCATTTGATTTGCTCGATGCAAGCGGCGATTTCTTCGGGCCGCTCCAGCGGATTCATATAGGGGGTTTCGTGGAATACCGTGTCGATTTTGTCGTCGTAGATACGCAGGTTGAAAATGCCGTCGCAACTCAGTGCGCTACTGACATACAGCAGCCCGCTCTCGTCAGCTTTCTTTCTAAGATTGGCAAGGGCCACCACGATGCGCCCAAGGCCTTCGTAATTGATTTGTTCCATTGTGTTGATGAATTAAGTATTAGTTGGTTTTCTTTTCGTTTTGGGGTTTCTCGGTCAGCAGGGCGTAGGCCAGTCCGCTGAATGTCAAGAAACCGAAGAAGTGCTGTTTCGCGCCGAGGATGATGCCGACCAAGCAAAGGGCGGCGATGGCGGCGCAGACGATTCCGAGTGGGTTAGTTTTCTGTTCCATTGTGTTGTGTTGTTAGATGATTCTTGCGGGCGTATAGCACTTGTTTTGCCAGTCCAAGATGTCGGCGATACGGTAGTGCTTCGTGGCCGTCCTTCCCGTCCCGATTCGCACGGGGTAAATCTTGCCAGCGGCTACGGCTTCGATGAACGGCTTGCCGTAAACCTTCTTAGCTTGACGCTCGGATATTTCGCCGTTCACGATACCAAGCTGTCGCAGCGTTTCCGTCACTAACATTTGGGCCTCAAACTTTGTCATTGCTATGCCTCCCGTTTAATAGTGTTAAGTCCGCTCGTCCTTACGGTGCGGCAATGATACTCGCGCCCCAAGCTCTTGCTCAGTCTGCTGGCGTAGTACGCGAGGGTGGCTTTGGCGAGGTCGTCGGGATGAAACGCCAGCGTTTCCCCGATTTCCATAGCTTCAATTTTTGCCCTTGCTGAAAATTTACTCATAAACTTTTGTAATTTTGTGGAGCTTACTTGTGGTTCGCATCCTAATTCAAGGGCAAAATTACAAAACATATTTTGATAAAACAAATTTTTTTCACGGAATTTTTAAAAACTAATTTTGACAACACAAAGGAACTATGAAAGGAATCGACATTAAACAAGTTATGCAACGCCGCGGCGTTACGCTGACCGAGCTTGCAGCATCCCTTGGGGAATCTCAGCAAAACCTCTCGGCAGCCCTATCACGGGACGACCTCAAAAGCAGCCTAATCGAGCGCATCGCAAAACAGCTTGGCGTTCCCGTTTCATATCTCTACGGCGAAGAAAGCACCGCCACCGTGGGTGGCAACGGGCAAGCTGTCGCTGGGGTCGGGAACATACTGAACGACGGTATCTTGATAGACGAAATCGCGGCCCAGCGTCGGCTGACCGAGCAGGCCCTTTCGCAAAATGACCGACTAATCGGTATAATTAACAATCTAACCAGCGGGAAAAAGTAACAACTCCGTTACAAAACTTTGGGAAACAAAAAGGGCCGCACCCCTGCGGCCCTTCTCCCAAACCAATGCTCATTCAAAAACCTATGCAGAAAAGAAATCCCACGACGCGAAGATACGCAACGCCGTGGGATTATTGTTTCTTTTGCTTTTCGTAGCCACTATTCGTAGCAATGTCTGTGCGCCCGCACCCACGCAAGCTGAAATTCAAGGGTGCGCCCACAGCTACCGCCGCCAAAATGTATCATATAGTCGTTGATGTTGACCTCTCGGCCCGACAGCCTCGCTGCCCTGCAATCGACCAACAGCGAGCCACCCGTGTCGTAGAACGGCACGCCCGTGTAACTCATTTTATAGACCATCCCTTCGTGGAAGAAACGGATGCCCCGCACCCTCAACATCGGGACATTTACCCACAACAAAAACGGCAGCAGCCGCACCGCTTGAAACCAGTATTCGGGCTTGCGCTGTATCATACCCACCCACGCTTGCGACGGGTCGGCAAGCTCCGAAATATCCCGCTTCAATAGGATGTCGCTGTCGAGCAGCAGGAATCCGTCGGGCAATAGGTCGAAAAGGCGGTCAACGCTGGCGATATGTTTTTCGCTTCCCCAGTTGCAAGCCGTCGGCAGCTTGTTCGGGTAACGCCTCAACATATCGGCGAAGTTGACTTCCTGCCCGATGGTGTTGTCTATGATTCGCACCCCGTCCGTCTTGGGGAACGGCCTTTCGTCGCTATTATCAAAGATTACGATGTCGAGCTTCGGCGACCACTTGCGTAGCGACCGCACAAGCGCACCAGTCATTTCGGGCGTGTTGTAGTGTATGATTGCGGCAGTCATCGCCGCAATATACAAATTATTCGGGCCAGCGAAACAACGCCAGCACCCGACGGTTCGCGTCGGCGATTCTTTCCCAATCCCTTTCGGCGTAGATGTCCGCTATCTTGAAATCTCCGATATGCCCCAACGCCTCGTCGACCGTCGCTTTCTCGATTCCGATTCTTCGCGCTATCGTGGCCCACGAATGCCGCCCAGCGTAATAAGTGAACGGCAGCAGCCCCTCGCTTTTCGCCCAGCCTCTCAGCCCCTCGTTTATCATCTTGCTGGCGTTTGCCGCATTCTTCGCCCCGCCTCTCAGCAACGGCAGCCACCAGTCACGCGCACCCGCCCCCAAACGGGCAAGAAACGGCCTTATTTCCGTCGGTATCTCGCACTTGATAAATGCACCATCCGCACGGCGTTCCCGCGTTTTACGGCGATTATACGCCCACCAGCGGCCCTTCTGCGGTCGCGCTTCAAACAAGTCGGCCATATTAGCCCCCATAAGGGCGAAACCCACGACGAAAGCATCCAGCGCACGCCGCTGCGCCAAGCTGCTTACATCTGCGTCAATCATTCTTTGGATGACCTCAACGGGCAAGGGTTTCTGCCCGCTCGTCGGCTTCGGCGGTGTCATATCCAACTTGCGGAACGGGCTGCGCGGAATCACGACAGCCCCGCCGTCCTCGTCGTTGAATCTGTCTTTCGCCGCATCATAGATATGCGACAACCGCGAAAGGTACTGAGGCGAAATCTTGCGCGTCCGCGGTATGCCCGTATCGCGCACCCCGCCCGTCTTGTAGTCATACCCCAGCTTGTTACCGCTGTCGCAATCCTCGGCGAAGCCCACAAGCAGCGCGTGGCTGATTTCGTTGATGTCTATTGACCGCCGACCAAGGTAACGCTCAAAGGCACGCAACGCCGTGTCATACTTCGGTCGGTTGCCCGCCGTCTTGGTCTGCACGAACTGGTCGGCCCACACAAAGAAGTCGAGGCGAAAGTCCTGCGCCCGCATCGCTTCCGACAGCCGAGCGACCACCCAATCCGCGTCACGCGCTTCAAGGTCGAATGGGTTAAGCCGCCCAGCTTCCCGCCTCAGTCGGTCGCATATCTCATTGGTCTGCGCCAGCAGTTCCGCGCCCTTAATCTTGCCGCCCCGCGTGAGGTCGGAATCGGTCGCTACGATGGTCGTCTTGATGTACTTTCTTTTCCGTTTGAATGTAACGCGAATGGCCACGGGGCGCGTTCCGTCCTTCCGCTTTTCGTAGATTACTGGCTTGAATGTTATCATCGTTCCGTGTGTTTTCGTGGCACAATCGTGGCACAAAGCGCAAAGATAATACAATATATTGAATTATTTGCAAGCCCCCGACCTGCGCCCTATGCCCGTTTCGCGGCCCTATGCCCTTCGCGGGCCACTTCCATCTATTTTTAAGTTTAGGTTAGTAGCAAGGCGCATTTCCGGCAGGAGTGCGCCTTGTGAATTGTTACGCGTCAGCGAGTTGCAGATTAAGCATTTTTAAACCACCTTATTTTACACGCCCTTCCCGTGGCACATTCATAGCACAACAGCAAAAAAAGCGGGCCAGCCTATCGGCTGACCCACTCAACACAACGGAACGAATCTTAACGGGGTGTCCCCGTTGGAATCGTCACGCTGCAAAGGTAATCATTTTTTCGATTCTGCAAATAATAAATATAGGTCTATCTCCGCGGGGCTTTTCTCTTTGGTCAGTTCGGGGAATATCTCGCAGGATATCTTCATCCCTTCGGAATCCCCATCGCGCCAAGTGTCGCCGCATCCATACTCCCAGCCCTCTGCATCCCATTCGGGCTTGTTTGCAAACAGCTGTATATAGTCGTGCCAGTCATCGTGCGCGGCCCAAGCGCGAATCGTAACGCCATCGCGGTTGCTCGGTTCTTTCGGGAGGCTCGACAGCGTGTCGATAAGCGATATTATCCGCGTCATTTTGTAGGCCGTTGCGTGGTCGCACTCCTGCGTCGCTTCGGCGCGTAGCTGGGCGACAAACTCCCGTATCTTTTCTTTGTCGGTCATAGCTGCTCGATTTTCTCGATTAAGTTTTCAAGCGTGACAGCAACACCGCCAAAGAAGCGGTCGCTGGGGTTCACTTCTTTCCACTCGCTGTTTTCCGCAAGCTCGGCATTGATATACGACAGCAGGGCCTTTCGGCTGACCAACTCCCCGCCGCGCCGCAAAGCTCCGCAAATATAGCCAAATTCAAACGACGAGCTGATGGGGCTTTCTACTAATTCGTCCTCGGTCACGGGTATCTTTCCGCTCGCCAGCATTTCCTCGCACTCGTCTAAGAGCTTTTCGATGGTTTCCTTTGTTTCTTTTCGTTCCATAGCCAGTCATTGTTTTGGCTGCTTCCGCAGCCGTGAAGGAATAAGGCAATAGGGTTAAGGTCTTAGGTCAGCAAGCGGCACAACCGTAAACCCGTAGTACTTAAAGCGGTAGTACAAGATCCCGTAGTAGTTCAAGCACCAAGCGTGGTAGGACGAATACTGGGAAGCTGACCACAAGGCTATGTCGTTGATTCGCGGCCAATACTCGGCGATTTCGTCGCGATAGTACGCAATAATGTACAGTTCTTGTTTTGTAGGCAGGGCCTTCCCGATTCCTTCCGCGTAAGCCATCGCCTCGTCCCATTTCATTTCTTCGGCGGGGACATCTGCAAAGATAAGCGTTTTGTTTATAACGGGGATGATTACGCCGACGGCTTCGCCCGTTTCCTCGTCACCGATAATCGGCTCGACTTTCAGCCGCGGCTGCGCTGGGGCTTCCTGCTGCTGCGCCCGCATTGCGCTTTTGATGGATTCGACCAGCAACCTGCTGGCCTCTTCGATTGTCATATTCTTTTTCATCGTTGTGTCGATTTATAGGGGCGGGCTTCCCCGCCCCGTTGGTTAGTTATTCGTTATCTTTCTTTTCTTCCTTGATGCCAAGAATCCATTTGGCGGCAGCCTCGGCACGGCTGGCGGCCCAAACAATCATTTTGTTGTCGTTCTTCAAGGCAGACAGCCAGTTTTGAAGGTAGGCCACGCTATTGCGGAAAGCCTTTTCAGCATCCAAGCCCGCTTCGTTAACTAGCATCGCGGCGGTCATCTCGGCAACCAGTTCCTCGCGGCTGTAATCCGCGCTACCGAAGGCGGCGACCTTCATACCGTTCTTGCGGTCGAGGCGGCTGCTGTGCCCCGTGCTGTGTCCCAGTTCGTGGAACATCGTGCTGTAATACTCAGCGACATCGTTGTACTGCTCCATAAGGGGAACGACCACATAGTCGCCAGCGGGTGCGTAGTAGGCACTATCGCTGCGCTGGATGAACAGCCGCGGGTGCGAAGGCTGCGCCATATAGCCAGCCACGATTTCCTCGGCCCGCTCGTCAGGGCTGAGCTTGCTTTCCGCGCCCTGCTCCACGGGCTTGCACTTGCTTTCGATGCCGTCCACTTGGTTGATGTTCCAAACATTGTAGTAGCGAAGCACGGGGATACGCACCAGCTTCGGGTCGCCGTTCTCGTCCGTCTTGGTTTCATCCTCTTTCACTATCTGCTGATAGAATACGACCATACGGCTTTTTTCGCCTTTGCGAATCTTACCGCCGTGCGCCTTGATTTGGTTGAAGGTAAGGTACTCGCCAGCCTCGCCCAGCAGGAACTGGTTAAGCAAAGAGTACGGGCGGCGCGTCGTGTAGCTGATTGCACATTCGTTTGCGTTGCCGAGCAGATGCCAAGGCTTGCGCCAAGGGATGATACCTTTCTGCATTTCCTCGATGATGCGGTCGGTGACCATTTGATAAACATTCGTTGCCATTGTGTTGAGTATTTAGATTGTTTGTAATTCAGTTTAATAGGGGCGGTTGCCCGCCCCTGCGGATTATTTAGAAGCTCTTTTTCTCTACGGTGTAGTATTCAGTTGCTCCGCAGATTCCTTCAATCGAAAGAACGCATCCAAGTTCGGAAAGCATCTGCTGAAGATTCAACATCGCGTCGCTGGCGGCTGCGCCCTTCGTGGCTTGAATGTTATCCCATTCGGCAGCGTTGCGGCATTCATTTTCGCGCTTATCAGCGTCGATGTAGGTTTTCATATTGCGGGCGATTTCGTTGGCGAACTTCTTTACCATCGTTGCGGGGGTGTCTTTGATTGTCGTTTTCATTTCCGTTGTGTTTTAATTTCAAGGGCAAAATTACAAAGATTTTTTTAATTACCAAAACTTTTTACAAATTTTTTTCATCTTTTTACAAAATTTCTTTTGTGACACACAAAAAGGGCCGCCCCGAAGGACAGCCCTCCCGCTCCATATGAGATAATAAACACTTGGCGGTGTTATATATCTTGTCGGTTGCCCCACGCCCAAGTGCTCGCCCCGTTGTAATAGCTGTCAAGCATCATATCCAACTGAGGCACCCACCCCACGGGCGAGTTCGTTATCCATATCTTGCTGCTGAACGCCTCTTCGATTTTCGCCACATCGGGGTTGCTCCGATAGATGCCGCACTTATACGGCTGCGGCTCGGTGTGTACATTGACCGCCAGCCTATCGCCGTAGAAGATGTTATAATACAAGTCCTCGTCCACATAGCTGACCTCGTCCATCTTGTATTTCTCCCATATCATTTCCATACGCTCCCATTGGAAGAACTGAGGAAGATGCGTCGTATAGTTATGCACCGAGTAACCGCCCTCTACAAGCGCAGCCCTTGTCCGCTGCTTATCCCCCTGCCACGATTCGGGAACGCTGATGCTGTTCTGCCCTATCTCGCCAATCGTTTTCAGCGTCAGCACATCGAGCAGTTCAAAGTCGTGGACGCAATACACATCGTCAGCCGTCCGTATATATCCATACGAATCGGGGAACGCTTCGCGCACCTTTCGGAAGCAACTGACATAATCGAGGTGCTGGCGATACTGACCCGCACGATGCGCCACGCGGGGGCTGTCTATCGCTACCACTCCAGCGGGGGCGACAGCCGAAACGCCGTCGCCGACCATTACCAGCGTGAAGTCCTCTTTGAAGTGCCGCTGCCATCCCTTGACGGCGTATTCCAGTTCGCGGCCCTGCCCTTGGCCCGGCAGGTACGGGATTACTACAAGGATTTGTGTGTGTTTCATACTACCAAGATAGTATGTTGTAGCTGATTCCGATACCCACATACGGCGAAAGCTGCACCTGCTTCCCGACAAGCGTAGCCCCATAGCCCGCCGTGATGCCGATGCCCCACCGCCGCGAAACCTCGACAGCGACCCGCTCCGTCACGGTAACACACTCAACCCGTGAGAAAACGCGGATGCTGTCGAGGGCGGGCTGTACACCGCTGACCCAAGCCTCGTAGCTGGTGTCGCGGTATGCCCGCTGCTCTCGCGGCAAGTCGAGCCAAAGGGTGTCGCTGACCCGTACCGTATCGACGACGGCGACCCGTACCGTATCGACCACCGTAGTGGCGATATAAACGGGCTTTTCGTGCGTTACCGTATCGACGCGGGTAACTATTACCGTATCACGCGAAATCGGCTCTACGGGCGCGGGAGGGGCTGTTACGCGGCCAATCCAAAAGACAAGCGCAAGCAGCACCGCCAGCACCGCGCCGATTACGACCCATTGCCAAGGCTTCATTGCTTGATTAGGTCTTTGAACTGCCCCCGCTGGCTGCCCGTCGGCGAGTACAGCCCGATATGCAACCATACACTCCCCGTGCGCTTGTCCGTTTCGCGGATGAACTGGTCGAACTTGATTTTGTTCAGCTTGACCCATTGCTCGGCGAACTTGATGAAGCTGTCTCGCTTCCCATTCGCGGGGCGCAGGTCAGCAGCCCAGCCCAGCTTGTGGACGGAAGTAGGGACACCGCCCACGGCGTTGTTCAACTGCGTACAGCGGTAGCCGCTGTTGACGATGATTGCCGACCCCCACGCCTCACGCAACGGGTCGAGTATCTTTTCCGTCAAGTCGCGCAGGTGTTCCACAATCTCAAACGACGGGAAGTTGTCGATGCCCTTTTCCTTCGCCGTGTTGCTCTCGCAAAGCTCTTTAAGTGTGAAATATTTTGCCATATCAGTACATTTTATTCGATTCTACACAATAGACGGAACGGCCCGTCAGCCGCGCAATCTCCCGCGCTTGGTGGTCGCTGCTCTCGATGAACAGCAGCGCGTCGGGGTGCTGTCGGTATGCCTCTGCCTTATAGTGCGCGGGGCTTTCATACCCTGCCCGCCGTTCCTCATAGCTGGCCGCATCGTACATCGTGAGCGTGGCGTATCGTATGCCGTGACCTTCAAGCCAAGCCCGCGTGACCGCCTCGTATTTCCTCAGTCTATACGACACGATGCCGCCTATCTCATTTGTCGGGACGAACAGCGGCACGGCTTCGGGAAGGTAACGCTCATACGCCGCCGTGTCCCTTTCGTCGGGCGGCTCGACGCATAACACGCCGTCCATATCATAGAGGCAGCGGCCCGATATGCGAAGCGTATGGTGAAATATATTCCATTCGTACAGCGCATAGGGGCAATCCGTCGAAAGCTGCCCGCGCAAATCCTCCAGCCAAATATCGACATCGCCGCACGGCCCTTCAAGATATACGGCGCAATATATGAACTCATAACGGGCGGCAAACGGGCGAAGCATCTGCCTCGTCCGTCGCATACTGCCGCCGCCGTATATCGTGTCGTCCACGACCAGCACCTTCGGCCTCGCCTCTTTGCTCGGCGTATGGTATGCCAGCCGCCGCCCACCCGTGGGCTTTGCGCCCCCGCAGAAGTTATCCGAATCCACCAGCCCGACATTCAGCCATTCGGCGATGATGCTGGCGGCAAGGATGCCGCTGCGGGGTACGCCTACCACGAAGTCCACATCGTGCGGTATCTTCGCAAAGTTCGCCCGTATCGTCCGCGACAAGTCCGCTATCGTTACGAATTTCATTTCCGTTTCACGAAGCGGCCCTTCGCATCGCGGGGCTTTTCCTTTTCGATGATGATACCCTCGGCCTCGGCTGCATCCATCGCCTCGCCAGCCTTGCCCGCTATGACCTTGAGAATCCAGCGGTACAGCCCGACAAGCGAAAAGCCGATGCCCTTCGTTTCAAGGTAGTTGCCTACGATAGATGCGAACTCGTTTACATAGACAAGCCCCAGTACCGTCCATTCCAGCCACTCTTTACCGAAGGAGATAGCCAGCGTGGACGCAAGGATAAGCCAGCATATATAGCTGAACATCTTTGTTACGCTGCGCCGTACCGCCGTACTGACCCGTACCTTCTCGCCCCTCTGCTTTGCCGCCTTGATGCCATAAAGCAAGTCGAGCAGCAGGAAGATGAACGACGGAACGGCATACGGTATCATTCGCAGCACCGCCTCTTGAAAGAAGGCGACCGCGACGGTTGCGACACCGCCCTGCACCACAAGTGCGCTTTCTCCCTCGACCATAGCAGCTTCTCCCTATTCCGCGCCTATTGCGGTTTTTACATCGTCCTCAACGACCAGCCTTGCGTCGTTAACGATGGCGACGAAATCGGTCATTTCCTCGATGTCGATGTTGTAGATATTGGCGCGTACCTTTTCGTCGCGCCGAAAGCAGTTGAAGTTTACGGGCTGTTCATCCTCGCCAACCTGCACTTCGCCCATAATGTCGAGAACACGCAGGTCACGGGAAGCGTTCACGCTGCCCGTCACGCGATACCCTCTCACGGTAATGTCGAAGTTAGCGGCAAAAGATTCGCCCCGAAAGTTTGATAAGTTTCCCATATCTTTTCGTTTTTGGTTGTTAGATAATAAGGGTTATATCCAGCGCAAGCACCGCCGCAAATTCAATCCACAGCAGCCAGCAGATGCCAGCGGTCTGCGTCCCGAATGCGACGACGGCAAGCAGCACAAATGACGCAAGGGCAATAGCCCACCAGCCAGCCAAGATGCAAAGGGCGACAGCCCCGACGATGAACGCCAGCGTCGCAATACATCCCAGCAGCTTCTCCCTTCCAAGGGCTGACACGATAAGCGCGGCAGGGGTCAAGAATCCCACCCATTGCCACGGCTGATGCGCCCCGACATTGATACACGGAGCAACCAGCAGCAGGGCCACGACAAGCGTAACCGCGCTCCATAGGTTGACATTATGAATCGGCACGGCCTCGGCCCAATAAGGCGCGTAGGCGGGCCACGACTTCCGCAATCCGAACTTTCGGATGCTGATTGCGACAAACGCCGCGAACACCACGAAGGCGATGATTGTTAATGCTCTCATTTCTTTTTCGTTTTGGTTTCGTTTGCTTCAATAAATAACGGGTAAAGGGCTTCAATCTGTGCGAGGTCGAAGTCCTGCTTCTGTATCTCGGCAACAAACGCATCCTGCGGGATGCCCGCCACCTCGACGGTCTGCTTCGCCAATTCCTCGACGGCCTTTTGATACCCTTCCCAAGCGTCGTAAAGGGCCGTAAAACCGTTTATCTTTTCGGCGATGGCTTCCCGCTTGGCCGCATCCTTTTCCGCGCTCATTTCGCGCTGTAATTTGGCAAGTGCCTCGCGCTCGTCTTTGAACGCTCCAAGGTGCGCCGTTTCAAGGTCGGCAAGCTCTTTCTCAAACCGCCGCTGCTCTCTCAGCAGGGCGAGGTGCGTGTTGATGATTCCATTCCGCAACGGCTTGTCTGCTATTGCGGGCATCTTAATCCGTTTCAGCGCGTCAAGCGCGGCTTTCATTTCGCTTTTTTTCATCGTGTGTTGTTTTTATGGGTTAGTGTGTTGTGTCTGCTAAATCGGTGGCGTGTATTGGTCAATCTGCATCCACGGCGTGACATATCCCTGCTGGTCGCAGTTGAACCGCACCCAGTAGGTGTAGTCGTTACTGAACGCCTCAATCGTGTTAATCATTCCCAGCGTATCGGAAGAAAGCACCAGCGTGCTTTCCCGCTGTACTGAGAAATTAGACAGCGGTTTCGTTCCGATGGCCGTGCCGCCCGCTGGCGACGCTTGGCTCGTCGTCCGCTGCACCTGCATAAAGGGATTCGTGAAGCTCTTTGTCGTTCCATCCTCGTTGACGATAACCAGCTCCCAAGAAAGCGAGGTCGTCGTTTCCCACATAGCGTTTGGCGTAATCGTCACGCTGCCGAGCTTGATTGTCAACGCGAAGCGATGCTTGTTGTAGAACGACAAGAACGACCCGTTGGCCACGCCTTGGCTCGTTATCGAGATTTGATTCTTTGACAAGAACGGGACGCATTGCCACGACCCGGCACCCGACGCAGGGAACTGGCAGGTCATCGAATAGCCATCGTTTCCCAGCGTCGTCGTCGAAGTCAACGCCCACCAAGTCGAGCCGTTGTACAGCAGTACTCCAAGATACCACGACGACAGCCAAGTGCTGCCACCGTCTGCCGAAATCTCGGACAAGTTAAGCCCATAGGTCACGGGCGCGTTGAAATCGAAGTCGATTTGCAGTTGATAGTTCCCGTCCACCAGTTGAAGGTACACGGTCGTATTGGCGACAGCACCCAGCGGGCATTGCGCGTTGTGGTTGTACCCGTCGAAATCGAGGGCGCGGAAATACTCATAATTGCCCGCCCCTCTCGGCCTCGCATATACCCAGTCGAGGCTCCCGTTGTACAGCAGCTTGGCGAAGCTGTTGGTCAGGGAATCGGGGCTTCCGAAAGCCGAGTAAACATCGAAGGCGAAGCCGCACTTCTTATCTGCGCCCCGCCAGTAGTCGCCACCCGCTTGCCGTCCCGTCATCCCGATAATCGACGACCGCACGGCCTTATACTTCGCCCACGGGTTTATGTTGCCATTCGTGATGTTATAACCGAGGTCGCCGCTGCCCGTTCCAAGGACTGCGCCCAAGTCCGCTTTCAAATTTACGGGCTTGCTGATTATGCCTTGCGAATTGCTCATTTTGCGATAATCATTTTGTTGTAGTGTTCATTGAAGCAGACGGCCCGCCCATATCGGGCAAACAGCATCTGCGCTGCTTTGATTCGTAGCCCCGTGGCCGAAAAGTGGCGCGTAAGCCCGAAGTATGAATTTACCGAGGCAAGGCACTCCGCTGGCGTAAGGTCGCTGTACTTCGTAATCCATACGATTTTGTTTACCATCTTGCGCCGCGTCCTGCTGCTGGTGTAGATTCTCCACGGCTTTATGATGCCGCCGACAAACGACACGCCCTTGCGATAGTGCTGCAAGTATGTTTTCGACGGGTGTAGGTTCACGCGCAGCGTGTCCTTCATCCATACGCGGAAACGCGGCATAAACGCCCGTATCTCGTCCCGCGACGGATGCACGACCACGAAGTCATCGACATACTGCGTCGCCGCCTTGAAGCCGTTTTCCGCAAGGTAACGCACGACATTCGACAGCAGGAAATTCGCCAGCAACTGCGACGGCAAATTGCCAATCGGCATACCGTGGTTTTTGTCCTGCGTAAACAGCGACTTGTCGGCCCGCAATCCTTCCCACGCCGTTTCGGGACTTCGCCGTATGCAGTTATCCTGCGGGCAATTCATTATGACCTGCTCCGACAGCCTCTTGATTACGGCCTTGTCGCGCCCGTGGTAACGCTCGTCAAGGAACGCTTGCAGCTTGTCATTCAACAGCCGCTTGTCGATGCTCATAAAGAAGCCCTTAATGTCGAACTTCCATATCCAGCAGTCACGGGTATAGCCCTTGCTGACATCCCAAATGTCGTAGGCTACATTATGAATCGCGTACAGCGTCCCTTTGTTCTTTCGGTTGCTGCACATATTCCGCGGAAGGTACTTTTCAAATAGCGGGTTGATACGCATACAGATGTAGTCGTGAACGATACGGTCGCGGAAATCCGCGGCAAACACTTCGCGCTTGACTGGCCGCGTCACGATGAAGCAGATGCTACGCCCGATTTGGTACTCCCCGTTGTCGAGTTCGTGCCATAGGCGCATAATCTTATGCTCCAAATCCACAGCGAATTTCTGCGCGTTGTAGGTCGTGCGCTTGTTTTTGATACACTCGTCAAAAGCAGCGAGAATATGGGAAAGAGGGATTCGGTAGCCGCCCTTCGCGGTATCTTTACGATTTAGTTCAGCAAGCGGCACAACCGTTAACCCGTTGTACTTATTGTTGTTGTTCAAGTTCCCGTTGTTGTTCAAGTTCCAAGCGTTGTTGGACGAATACTGGGAAGCTGACCACAAGTTGCCTTTTGTAACCCCATTGTGAAATAACTGTAAAAGACAGTTGGGGTCACCTAATTTCATAAAGAAATGGTCGCTCTGAGGATGTAATGCGTTCATAACTATCGAACACCACAAACAAATATATATTTAGTCCTTTTGATTCTGCCCGTTTTCGGCCGACATATTATCAACCAAGAACTTGCGAAGACCGACTACCTGCCCCTCAATCCCTTCTCGCATCTTATACATCACCGCCCGCTGGTGGTTGCTGATGCCGTTAACTTCAAAGAAAAACGAGATGCTGTCCGAAACCGTGTCCCACTCAGTCAAGAAAGCGTCGATATAGTTTAATTTCGTCTGCTTGTCGTATGTTCTCGCAATCACGGAAAGACACCGCACGCAGCCTTTGATGCTCACGATGCAATTTGCGCCCTCGGAGTTCTTCAACCAGCGCGGCATCTTCTCGATTGCCAAGTACACATATTTCCGGAAGTCTTTGAAATCCTTGTAAACTTTCAGCACTTCAAGTGGCGACAGCTTCGCCGTTTTGTTCTCGTTTTTCTCTTTCATTTTTTCGTGTGTTTTTGTCGTTTGTCTTTCGTTCAAATTCCCCCGCCACCAGCAGCCCGAGCGGTGCGTCAATTTGTCAAGTGCCGATGGCGGCGAGGAAAAAGAACGAGGTTAGCTGCTTCCGCAGCCCAAAAGGTCAAGGTTTAAGGTTCAAGAATTAGGTCAGCAAGCGGCACAACCGTAAACCCGCGGTACTTACTGTAGTAGTACAAGGACCCGTAGTGGTTCAAGTACCAAGCGTAGTAGGACGAATACTGGGAAG